GGAACGTGTGCTGTGGCGCTCCGAAAATCGAACTGAATACAGACACAGGATTTTCGAAGGCCCAGCGCGCACCAGATAGCTTGCCCACCATGCGGCACTGCTCAGCCACCAGCGCCGCTTTGGCTTGAAAGTGCGGGTCCTTCAATCGCTTCGCCGCGAAGTGCTTGGAACCAGACACCGATACGTCCGTGCACGGCGGAAAGCCCATCACGAACACCACGCGGCCAGTGCGGATCAGCGCGCCCAGGTAGTCCGTGCAGCTGATGATGATGTCACCCACGCGCGTCACGTTGCCGTCAGTGTGGATGCCTGCAGGGTGCTGCGGGTCCACCAGCACGCAGTGGTAGCCTGCGGCCATCCAAGGTTCGGCCATCTTGCCGGTGATGTCGCAAAGGAAGATGGCGATAAGCCCATCTGGAATTTGAATGTGCTTCATCTGTCTCTTTCAGGTTATGTGCCGAACAGTTCCGGCTGCTTGTTATCATTCGCCGCGATCCCGCTGCGGCGGTCCATCACGTCGCGCATGCGCGCTTCGATTCTGTCGATGATGTGCGGGCGGTTTTCGCCGCGCAGTGCCTGCAGGCGCTCCATCCGCGCTGCTTCGTTCAGGTCTGCCAGCTGGTGCGCCTGGCGCTCGATCCACAACACCATCAGCGTGTTCTGCAGCCGTTGCCGCTCCGGTATGCCGCGCTTAGCCTCGACGGCCAGCAGGTGTTTCTTGCGTGACGGCAGCGGCATGCGCAGCAGCGTGCGTGCTTCACATTCGTGCCGCCAGTCCTCGCTAGCGTGATCCACCTGGCGGCCATCGTGGAGCGTGACGGTTTTCATCAGAACGGCCTTGTGTCGGTGTCATCCATCGGTCCAGCGCCAGCACCACGCGCACGCGGCGGCATGTCGAACACGCTTTTGCCGTTCGACTTCCTTGGCTCCGCGCCCGTCAGCCTGCGCAGGATCGTGCCGGCTTCTTTCGCCTGCGCCTTGTTCGGCTTGTCGTAGCCGATGGCCAGCAGCACGTCCGTGGCCGTCATCGCATTGGTGCGCGGCGTGTCTCCGCCCCACTGGAACTTCGTAAGAATCAGTTCTTCAATCGGGTTCGATTCGGCGTGGTCCAGGTTCGCTTCGTTCAGCGCGTCCATTTCCTCGCGAGTCAGGCGGTGCTGCTCGCCTGCAGCCCACAGCGTCTTCGCCTGCGCCCAGGCCTGCTGCATGTCGATGCCGTGCATGGCGTTCAGGTTGTCGCCGCAGCGGATCGTCCAATAACGGCGGTTGCCGGTGTCGTCGTGCTGGAACTGAAGCGGGTTCACCGTGCCGAAGTACGCGGTGCGTCGCGCGAACGTCGAAATGGCGCGCGCGTAGCGCAGAAATATTTCGTCGGTGTCCTTGGTGATGAACGATTTCAACGCGGCCACGTCTGCCTTGCGGAACGTCGCGTCAAGCTCGCCCAGTTCCACGATCCAGTGGCTGATGGCGCCCTTTACGCTGTCGCGGTCGTTCGGGTTCAAGGAAACGCCTTCCTTGCCCAGCTTCTTGTTCCAGTTGGTCAGCGCCCAAAACCAGGTGGTCTTGCCGGTGTACTGCGCGCCCTGCAGCACCAGAACGCCCTGCATGCTCATGCCGTCATCGTTGAACACGCAGCCGATGGCGCCGATCATCCAGCGGCGCAGCAGGACTTCGGCCAGCTTCGGGTCAACCGGGTCCAGCGTTGCCGACAGCTGCACGATGCGGTCAACGCCGTCCCACGGCTTGGCGTCGATCCAGTCTGCTGCCGGGTTGTATTGGTCGGCGTCAGCGATTGCCAGCGTGTATTCCATCGCATCGGCCTTCGGCATGCGGTTGCGTGAACACAGGCTGCTGATGGTCGCCTTGCAAACCGCATCATGGTTGTCGCGGCTGAACTTCATTCCAGGGATGGTGATTTCAACGTCCTTGCTGATGACGTTGTAGCGCGGGCGGATGCCGTACTGGCCCAGCAGGTACGCCAGGTTTTCCATCGTGTTCATCGGCTGCCCCTTGTCCGACAGGTGCGGAAAGCCGAACGGGTTCACGCTGGCGTCCAGCGGCACCAACGGTTCGTTGTCGTTCGCCGGTGGCGTGGCTGGCGGTGCTGCCGGCGCTGCAGGCTTCCCGCTGGCGACGTGCCACGGATCGCCCGCGTTCGCGCCCATGTACGCCATCACGCGCTGCAGGTCCCAGCCTTCGGCCTTCGCGTCGCCCAAATCCCAGCCGTGATTGTCAGGGTCGATGGTGTAACCCACCATCACCACTTCGCGCGCCACGCCCTTCAGCGCCTGCGCGTGCGCCATCATCGCGCGCATGCCTGGCTGTTCGTGCAGCGGCAGCAGCGGCTTGCTGAACGGGTCCACGCCCGCTGCCTGTTCTTCCTTCGTCAATTCCACGCGCTGCGCGTCGAAGTCAGGCCACAGGATCACGCGGCGGCCTGCCAGCTGGCGCAGTTCTGCGCGGTCGGCAGTGGGTACGCCGCCCATCCACGTCACCACCACCGCGCTGTCGCCAAACAGTTCCTGGCCGGCGTCGGCGGCCTTCTCGCCTTCGACCAGCACAGCGTCCGCGTCAGGGTTCGCCGCAAGCTTGTCCAGTCCGTACAGCGGGCGCTTCGATTTCCCTGTGATGCCGCTCCACGTCCAGCGCGGACCCTTGCCGGGATGGTCGCACCAGCTGCGCGGGATAACCTGCTTGCGCTCGCCTGGCGGGTCGAACCGGCACACGTACAGCAGCGGTTCACCCTTGGCGTTGCGATAGCACCACGTCGCTGCCGGTTCACCGAACTTGAAGTGCTTGAAGTCTGGCGGCGGCGCATCCTGCGGAACCGGCAAGATCAGCTTCGGTTTCGCTGCCTCGATGCTGGCCACCTTGGCGGCGCGTTCGGCCATTGCACGTTCGCGCACCACCGGGTCGTTCGTCTGGATGCCGTTATCTTGCGCAAGCTCGCGCGCTGCCGCGCCCTGGTCGCTGTTGTGAAACAGGTAGGCATACAGGCTCACCAGGTCCTTGCCCCAGTCATCGCTGCCGCCAGCGAAGTCCTTCCACACGCCAGTTTCCAGGTTGATGGAAAAACTGCCGGGGTTGTTGTCGGCGCGTGTCGGGTTCGCGGCCACCCATTCCTTGTTCCTGCGCTTGCCGTTCGGCAGCCAGCGCGGCACAACGGTTTCAGGGTCCAGCGCGGCGTTGATCGCGGTGAAGTCCAGGCTGTTCACTCGGCGCCCTTCGCACGCCTTGCCTTCGCCTGCTCACGTTTCGCGCGCTTCTTCAGTTCGACTTCCAGCGCCGTCAGCGCGTGCTGTGGGATCGCGCGGTGAACGTATTTGCTGGACCAGCTGCGTACCGTCTGCGCCTGGCGGTCCAGGATTTCGCCAACGTCAGCCGCGCTCAATTTGTGCTGCGCCATGATTTCGCGCAAACGTTCGGTTCTCTTTTCAGGCGTCATTTTGTTTTAGATTGAATTATTGAACTGCTGCCTGAATTGTACAGTGACAATTTACTTTTGGGAATATATCTGTTGTTTTATTTCTTACCCGATACTTCACGGCCATACACTTTGCGGTGCGAGCGTCCGGCCAGTGCGTCGCGGATCGCGCTCTCGCTGAACTGCTGATAGTCCAGCACGATGGTCTTCACCGGCACGCCGTCAGCCTGAAGTTGCCGCAGATGCCGCACCAGTTCGTGCGTCATGCGCTTGGGTTTGTTCAGTGTCGGTATCACCAGGTATGTGGGCAGGTTCACGATAAGCCTTGCTGGTCAGATGCCATCCACGGCAGACGGCACATGGATAAGCGCGAACGGGTTTCATGCGCGGCGCCGGTTCCGCCGCGATTTGGCGCAGCACGGACGTGGCCGCCTCGAAAGTGACGAAACGGCGCTTGTGGCACACGGTCGTTCCATTAGGCATGCGATAGGCCAGGACGCGGCTTCCGGCTGAAACGAGTTCAGCGCCCGCTTCCTTCAGCAGCTGCTTGAACGCGCGTTTGCGCCACTTGTCGCTGCGTCCGCTGCGGCCTTCGATGCGTTCGCGTGCGCGCGCGAACTGGTTGGCGTTCACACGGCACCGTTCAGCGCGATGTCGATGGCTTCCTGGGCGGATCGCGCGATGCCGGATCGCCCGCCCATGCGCCTGATGGCGTCACGGAACGCCAGCTGCTTCGGCGTCGCGCGGCCCTTCGCGTCCTTGTATTCGACGCTGAAGAACATGCCTACCGTGCTGCCCACCATGTCCTGCGTCACCATCACCGGCACGATGCCGAAGGTGTCGTGGAAGCCTGCAGGCAAGCCGGTGCTGAACGGCCTGGCGTTGCGGATCAGCACATCACCGTTCGGAAGGCGCTCTGCGTCGCCCGTCCACGCCTGGCCGATGTTCGCGCGGAAGCACAGACACTGCCCCGCCAGCGCGTTGCGCCCCGCGTTCTGAATTGCGCGTTCCGACATGATAGCCCCTCAAAAGGAAGAAGGCCCAGCTTGCTACGGCTGGGCCTTCGGTTCCTCTTGTGGGTTTTCAGTCGGTCAGGTGCTTTGGAGCGGCGTTGTATTCCGCCCATGCTTCCGGCGTTCCGGCCCCGACTGGCGGGGCGGGGCAGTGGTGTTCTGCGTTGGCAGCAGTAGGTGTGTGGGCCTTCGCGTATGCCGCCGCCTGTTCATCTGCATACGGGCCGCCGCGCTCCCCTGCGGCTTCCCATCCAGCAACCCAGGCATCCTGCAGTGCCAGCAGCAAATCAGTGTTCTGCCGCTGCGCTTCCTTAGCTGCCTGCTGCCAGCGGTCGCGCGATGCTGCCAGGCGTTCGTTCGCATCTTTCCAGTCAGACAGTTGGCCTTCCAGTTCCCGCGCCAGGTCGCGCAGTTCGATGAATGCGGCGCCGCGTGTCGCGCCGTCATCATCCCATTGCGCCATCAGCGCGTCGGTGCGCGGTGTCGCGCTCATGCCGCACCGCCTTCCTGCACCAGTTCACCCTGCGCCGCCTTGGCCGCCTTCTCGCGCTGCTTTTCGGCTGCCGCTTTGCGCGCGTCGTCCATGTCGGCCTTCTGGTTCAGCAGCGCCCACAGCGCGGCGGCTGGCAGTTCGATTTTCACGCGCTCGCTGTCCAGCCGGTGTTCGCTTTCCATCCAGAACAGGGATGCGCGCACTTCGGACGGGATGCTGTCCGCCAGCGTTTCGACGCTATCGACCAGCGGCTGAACCATCTTCGCTGGCGGCGTCCACTCACGCATGGCCTTCGGCGTCACCTTAGCCTTGCCAGCACCCTTCACCTGGCCCAGCTGTTCCAGCAGCATGTGCGCGGCCTTCTCGCCATGCGTGCGCACCATCTGCATGGCGAGCGTTGCCGACACCTGGCCGCTGGCCACCATGTTCTGCACGGCCTGCGGCGCGTTCGCCAGGATCAGCAGCTGGTCCACATGCTGGCGCGTCTTGCCGATGCGGCGCGCGATGTCGTCCGGCGTCAGACCCATTGCCGACAGGCGCCGGTAGCCTTCTGCCAATTCCAGCGGCTGCAGCTTGCGTCCTTCCTGGCTGGTGATGATGCGCTGCACCTGCGCCGCATCGTTGCCGATGAACGCGACGATGGGCACGAATTCGATGGGCTGGCCCTTCTCGATCAGCCGCCCGATGGCCGCGTGGCGCCGGTGGCCGTCCACCAGCCACACGCCACCTTCACCGCACGGAACGACTTCCAGCGGCGGATACTGGCCACCGCGCCCAATGTGATCTTCCAGCGCCTGCAGGTCTTCTTCGTAGTCGGGCGCGTTCACGTCGCGCAGGTTGAAGCCCGGCCTTACGTGGATGTCCGCGTACGCGATCCGCATTGCGTCGGCACGCTTGATCGTGCCGTCCTTGATGCCCTGTTTAAACGATTCCATGTGCTTGCCTTTGCTCTAGTTCATAGTCTTTGAAATCGGCATCGCCAGGCATGCGCTGGGTGCCGTCCTTGCGAAACCAGCAGTACGGGCTGCCGATCCGGTGCGGCCACGGTGGCCGGTGCGTCAACATCACGTAGCCGCTGCATGTGCATGCCGTGGTGCGTGTGTCGCGCGAGTTCATCCAGGCGTCAATGCGATACGACTGCGCGCCGCAAGATTCACAGCGCGGAGTTCTGTAGTATTCATCCGGCTTCATTCTCAACACTCGCCGCGCCTCGCATGCGCGGCAGCGGACGTGGTAGCGAGCCACGTTAGACAGTGCGCAGCGGCGCCCCGATTCGCGGAACCAGGTCGCGCACAAGTCGCGCCACGGCGGCGTCGCTCAGTTTGACACTGACGATGCGGTGCGCGTCATTTCGGTGAATGTGATTCACCGGATGACAGGCGTACTTCGTACCCATCACGCGCTTGGCGATCTGGACGCGGGCGGCGTTGCGTGCAGCCATCGCGGCCAGGGTGTCTTCTGTTTGCGGCTTGTGAGTATGCAGCATAGTGTTCCCCTTGAATTGGTTTTATTGCCGGGTAACGGCACGGTTCGCTTAATGTCTGTTTGCAATTATAGCCCGGACTTATTCTCTTTAGGGAACACCATCGCCCGGTTTCCTTATACAGTGTTGTAATAAAGAATCACGCCGCCTTACGCATTCGCGCATAAAACACTTTGCGCGCCCATGCTATCGGTTCCTTGTAGCCACGGCTGCGCGCCAGTGAAATCAGTTCGTCCAACGTCTTCGCGTCGGCCTGTTCGCGCAGCTGTTCCTGGCGGCGCTTACGCTTGTCGGCTTCGGTGATCTCGCCAAGTTCGCCGTCAGCCACCGCAATAGGCTTGGCGTCGGCCAGCAGCTTCTTGCCGCAGTGCGGGCACGCTGCCGGTGTCGGGCGCCGAATCTGCATGAAGCAGCCGTCACACGTCACAGGTGGCGGCGGCCCGTTGTCGTTCGCTGCCTTCTTTCCTGCGCTGCCTTCCAGCTTCCATTCGCGTTCGTCGTCAGGGAAGCCGTGCATGCGCGTGTTGTCGGCGTGGTCGAGGATCACGGCCACCTTGCCAGCGAACGGACGCAGGGCACGCCCCATCATCTGCAGGAACAGTGAAATTGATTGCGTCTTCCGGTTCAGGATCACGCAATCAATCGTCACGTCCGTTTGCGCGATTGCCGACAGGTCGAAGCCTTCGCCGAACAGCGCGACGTTCCACAGCACCTGGATGCGGCCCGCTGCGAACTCGGCAATGATGCGCTTGCGCTCGCCCTTCGGCGTGCCGCCGTCCAGGTGCGCTGCCGGAATGCCTTGCGCGTTGAATGCCGCCACCATGTCGTGGCTATGTGCGACGTTGCAGGCGAAGCCAACGGTGCGCATACCCTTGGCGTGCTTCAGCCAGTGCTGCACCACGTCACCCGTCAGCTTCGGCGTGTTCAGCACCTTGGCCTGTTCGCCACGCCCATCGTCCTTGCCTCGCGCCTTCAGGTCAGCCGGCGCCGGTGGCGCGAAGATGCGGTAAGGCGACAGAAAGCCCTGTTCCATCAGCCAGGCGACGGACGGCCCCAGCACCAGTTCGTCAAAGTGCGCATCCAGTCCCGCGCCATCCAGCCGCTTCGGCGTCGCGGACAGGCCAATCACCAGCGCGCCGTTGTCGTGAAGCCATTTCATCACCAGCGCCCAGCCCGCTGCGCTGCCGTGGTGGCACTCGTCCACAATAGCCAAGCGCGGCGCCTTCAGGTGCTGCAGGCGGTTCTTCAGCGTGTCGATGCTGCACACCTGCACCAGCTGCTGCAGGTTCATCGGATAGCCGGCAGCGATGAAGCCGTGATGGATGCCGAATTTGTGGAACGTCAGGCTGGTCTGCTGGATCAGTTCGACGCGGTGGCAGATGAACCACACGCTGGCCCCGCGCGCCGCCGACTGGCCCGCCATGAAGGACGCCAGCGCCGTCTTGCCCGCGCCGGTTGGTGCCTGCGCCAGAACGCGCTTCACGCGACGTAACGCCGCACGTACGCGCTCAATCATGTCCGTTTGGTATTCGCGCAGCACTATCATTGGACACTTCCCGCACACACCTGTGCGCGCACCTTGATATTGCCTAAAATTTGCGCGCGCCGAATCCTCACAGGGCAAACGTTCCTAAACAGCGGATTAACGGCAAGTCGATGGCACGCAAATGATGCGCTTGTCAGTGGCATGTGGCGCTGTTATGAGTCGAGAAAACGGAGATAGCAATAAAAAGATTGGCCGATATTGTGCGCTGTCAATAATACTACCTTATAATTGCATCTGCTTCACAAGTTTTCACGGTCGGCCATCAATAATCACAATCCAATACGAAGGATGTAAACATGCAGCCAGGAATTTATGACGGCATCACGAACGCCGAATATCACGGCGGCGAAGGCGTCAGTAAGTCCATGCTGGACGTGCTGGCGGATCGTAGTCCGTTGCATTTGCACCACATGCGCAGCACCGCGAACGACAACGCGCCGACAGCCGCCCAGCGGATCGGCACGGCGTTCCACGCGCTGCTGCTAGAGCCTGCTGAGTTCGTGAAGGACTACTGCCTGGGCCTGCGGCAATCGGATTCCCCCGATGCGGTCGATGGCCGCGACGCGCTGGTGGCGATGGTGACGGAACTGAACAAGGATCGACTGCCGAAGCTGTCAACGTCCGGCAGCAAGGACGAACTGGTGGCGCGGCTGGTCGCGCTGAACGACGAACTGAACCTGAAAAGCAAGTTCGATGCGGACGATTTGGCCGCGCTGAAGGGCGCAGAACTGAAGTCGATGGTTGAAGCCATCAACAAGGATCGCCCTGGCCTGCTGCCAACCACCGGCACCATTGACCAGCTGGCGCAGCTGCTGCGCGACGCGGGCCGCCAGGTGACGCTGTGGCGCGACGTGAAGGCCGAATGGCTGGCGAACAACGGCCACCGCAACGTGCTGGAACCGGAAGAATGGGACCAGCTGCACAACATGCGTGACGCGGTGATGGCGCACCCTGCAGCGCGTGCGTTGCTGTCAGTCGAAGGACGCGCCGAACAGTCGGTGTATTGGCGCGACCCGAAGACGGGCGAACTGTGCCGCTGCAGGCCGGACTTCTGGCGCGCGGACGGCGTGGTGGTGGACTTGAAAACCACCGAAGACGCCAGCCCCGAAGGCTTCGCCAAGTCGGTGGCGAACTGGCGCTATCACGTACAACATCCTTACTACCTGGACGGCGTGAACACGGCGCTACAGCAGGGCGCGAAACCGGCGTGGCTGAAGGCTGACGCCGCAAAGGCGTTCGTGTTCCTCGCTGTCGAAAAAACCGCGTGCGTGGTCGGCGGCGTCGCCAAAGGCGTCGCTGTGTACGTGCTGGACGAAGAAAGCGTGGCGCTGGGCCGCGCGCTGTACCGCAACGCGCTGGACCAATACGCGGCATGCAACAGCAGCGGCGTGTGGCCTGGCTACGGCGAGAAAATCCAGCCGCTGAAGGTGCCGGGTTACGAGTTCACGAAGCACGCGCACCTGCTGGCAGCGGCTTAAATCAATTTCATCACTAGGGAAAACATCGTGAGCATTTTCAAAATCGAACAAGCGGAACGTGAGGGCGCAAGGTTGGTGGTTGGACTTGGCGGCGTGTCCGGTGGCGGCAAGACGTTCACCGCCCTGCAGCTGGCGTGGGGCATGGCGAACTACGACAGCAGCAAGGTCGGCTTCATCTGCACTGAGAACCGCCGTGGCCGCCTGTACTCCGATGCCCTGAAGGATGCGCAGGGCAAAGTGCACAAGTTCCTGATTGGCGATCTTACGCCGCCGTTCAGCCCGCAACGCTACATCGAAGCTATCAACGCATTCGTGAAGGCTGGCGTTGAAGTGCTGGTGATTGATTCTGTCAGCCACGAATTCGAAGGCATCGGCGGCGTGGAAGATATCGCCACCGCAGGAAATCCGAAGGTGCCGCGCTGGAACGACGCGAAGGCGCAGCACAAGGCATTTATGAACACGCTGCTGCAGTCGCCGGTCCACGTCATCGCGTGCATGCGTGCGCGCGAGAAGGTCAAGCTGGTGAAGCAGGACGGGAAGACGGTCTTTGAACCGCTTGGCGTCCAGCCTATCCAGGAAAAGTCGTTCACGTTTGAACTGACGGCCAGCCTGATGATGTGGAACGAAGGCAAGGAACAGCAGGTCATCAAATGCCCGTCTGAACTGCGTTCAATCCTTGGCCGCGAACGGGGCTACATCACCGCCGCTGACGGAAAGGCGCTGCGCGACTGGGTGAATGGCGCCCAGCAGATGAACCCTGAAGTGGCACGCGCGCGCGACAGCCTGCAACTGGTAACGGAACAGGGCATGCAGGCGCTGCAGGCCGCATGGGCGGCAACGCCGAAGGGCATCAAGGCGGAACTTGGCGCGGCGTTCCTGGAACAACTGAAGAAATCCGCCGCAGAGTTCGACGCGCAACGCCGTGCCGCCAGCGAAGGCGGTGCTGACGTGGCGAACCTGAACGACCAGGTGCTGGGCAATGGTGCCCAGTCCGCAGCATAAGGAAGCACAGCAGATGACGCAGACGGCAGCCGCGTATTTCACCGCTGAACAGCTGGTTCAGCGATGGAACGGCGTGGTGCAAAAGGGCACGCTGAACAACTGGCGTTCAGCCAAGCCCAGGCGCGGCCCGCCATTCGTCAAGATCGGTGGCCGCGTTCTCTACCCCGTCGCGGACGTGATGGAATGGGAGCGCGCCCACCTGCACGCAGCGAACGACAACACGCAATCGCGGCAGTCCGCCGCTTAACAGGTATCGGGACAATGAATAAGAACATTTCTGTGGGCGATCTCGCCCAGTGGTGCGCAAGGAACTGCGCAGCTTTCTCGATCAGCCGCAACGGCGTCATGGCCGTTGCACTAGCCGGTGCGATGTCCGCCATGACGCCCGTTCCTAGCGTCGCCACGCTGGGCGAAATCATGACAGACGAAGACGGCGGCGACAGGCAGCACGGCGTGCGCTTAGCCCCGCGCGAAAACGCGATCTACCTGCAGGCTGATGGTTACGAAAGCCTCGCGCTGGTGCTGCAGCGTGCGTTCATCCAAGCGGCGCACGGCAAGGGCAAGGAACGCCATGCTAACGCGCTGCCGTTCGATCAGCAGCCGATGCAGACGATTGCGAGCCAGGTCGGCGTTGGCTTCCTGCTGGGGCAGGCGATCAAGAAGACGCAGGAAAGCCAGACACTGGCACCGGCACATGCCGTGGCCGAACTGCTGGGCGCGATCAACTACCTGGCGGGCGCCGTGATCGCGCTGGAGCGTGTGCCGACAGCTGCGAACGACAACGTGCCGGAAGGCGTCGTGCAAAATGGCTGACGTGTTCGAACAGGCGCAGGAACGCGAACAGTTGGACAGGCAGCAGGCGCTGAAGGCTCAGCAACTGATGGCTGCTGCAGCGCCAAAGCTTTTGCCGACAGGCGAATGCCAGAACCCGCTGTGCGGCGAACCTGTGGATGGCGAACGGCTGTTCTGTGGCGCCGCCTGCGCCGCCGAACACGCCAAGCGCGTGAAGTGATTTCAAACCAGCGGCTACTGGCGACGGTGGCCGCATTTTTCTTAGGACCCTACGAACTATGAAAACGATTGGACTGGCCCGCTTGGGCCGCGATGCGGAAGTGCGCTACACGCCTGGCGGTGACGCCGTGGCAAACCTGTCGCTGGCGGTGAACTACGGCCAGAAAGGGCAGGACGGCAACCGCCCGACGCAGTGGATTGACGCCAGCATTTGGGGCAAGCAAGCCGAAGCCCTGGCGCCGTATCTGGTGAAGGGCAGCGTGCACTGCTTCTACCTGTCGGACGTGCACCTGGAAACCTACCAGGGCCGCAACGGCGAAGGCGTCAAGATGGTGGCGCGCGTCGATAACGTCGAACTCGGCCCGCGTGTCGGCGGCGAACAAGGCGGCGCACCGAACAGCGCACCGGCACAGCGTCAGGCACCTGCAGGCGGATCGCAGCGGCCCGCACCGAAGCCTGCACTCGCTGACGAAGATTCGGACATTCCCTTCTGATTTGCGACGCGCGCCATGAAAAACTGCAGGATTTGCGGGCTAGAAAAGCCGCTCGCAGACTTCTACAAGCACCCGAAAGCCAGCGATGGTCACGATAGCAAGTGCAAGGAATGCGCAAAGTCTATGGTTCGAACAGCGCGCGCCGCAAACGCGGATCATTACAGGGAATTCGACAGGAAGCGCGCAAACGATGCAAAGCGCGTCGCTGCGCGCGCATCCTATGCCGCCACGGCAAGCGGTCAGGAAGCTCGTAACAGAGCGCGCGATAAGTGGGAAGCAGCGAACGACAACAAGAAAGCGGCTCACGATGCCGTCAGCAGCGCGGTGCGTCGTGGGAAATTGATGAAGCAACCTTGTGCAATTTGCGGCTCTGAAAAGGTGGAAGCGCACCACCCAAACTATGCAGAACCGCTGAACGTCATCTGGTTGTGTGTTCCGCACCACAAGGAACTGCACAGGTCTCTCAGAGAGGTTGCCTGAAAATGACAAACCCGCCACGAAGGCGGGTTTTTCATGCCGGTTTCCGGCGCGGCTCGGCAGGCTTCCTGCGTCGTTGCCGATTCACGTTTAAGGCGTTGGCTGTGGTGGCGGGACTCGAACCCGCACCGTCCTTTCGGTCGCGTCCTCGCCAGAACGCGAATACGACTCGTCTGGTCAGCTTGCGCTGACTTGCTGCGGCATCTTCCGATGTCTGCTACACCACACGGCTGGCGACTGAAGCTAACCGGATTTCAGGTCCGGCGCTGGCACTGTCGCAATCGCCATGCGTGTGGTGGCTGGTTACGCCAGCCAGGCGGCGATCTAACTGATTTGCGCAGTCCCGAACGCGAGAACCGTCATTATGCCATCACGCCGCTTCCGCGTGTTGTTGTTTGTTCACAACATTCAGCCGCTGCGCGTCCAGCCAGTCCGCCCACGCCTGCAGCATCGCGCGTCGTTCATCGCGGTACTGATAGCGGTTGTACGCGCTGCGCACCTTGTCCTTCGGTGCGTGCGCCAGGCAGCGTTCCACCACGTCAGGGTTCACGCCTGGCTGCCCGTTGAAGTGCGTGCTGAACACGGAACGGAAGCCGTGGATGGTTTCACCGTAGTAGCCGATCCGCTGCAGCATCATGTTCAGCGTGGCTTCCGCCATTGGCCTGTCGTTCTTCTTCCGGTGCGGGAATAGGAATTCTCCGCGTCCTGTTTCATGGTGCAGCAGCCGAAGCCGCGCCACCGCTTGACGCGACAGCGGAACCCAGTGCGCCTGCCTCGCCTTCATGCGCTCTGCCGGGATCGTCCACTGCGCGCCGTCCAGGTCAAATTCGGCCCACCGCGCCCCGCACGCCTCGTTCTTCCTGCAGGCCGTCAGGATGGCCAGCCACATTGCCGTGCGCGTCTGCAGCAGCGCCCTGCCCGCGTCCAGCGCCACCAGGAAGCCCGGCAGCCGGTCAGGCGATATGGCGGCGTGCGACTCCTGCGCACGCGGCTTCAGCATGCGCGAAGACGGCACCGGACTGGCGCTTACCAGTCCGATGTCTATGGCGTGTTCGAAGATGGCCGCTAGGTAGTAGCGCAGGTTTCTGGCGACTTCCTGCGCCTCGGCTTCCACGCGCTTCAACAATGATGAAATGTCCTGCCGCGTGATGGCGTCGATGGCCTTACCCTTGAAGGCCGGCAGCAGCCGCTTCGTTATCTCGCGCTCGCGCTGCTTGATCGTTCCCAGCGACAGGTTTGGTTCCGTGGCGTCGCGCCAGGATTGCAGGACGGCAGGGAAGGTGCCCGCCTGCTCGCGCAGCTGTTCCTGCTCGGCCTTCTCGCGCTCCCGCTTCCTTGTGTGAACTGGATTCACGCCTGCGGCCACCAGCGCGCGGGCGGAGCGGTGCGCATCCCTTGCGTCGGCCAGGCTGATGTCTGGATAGGCGCCGATGGCATGCAGCCCTTCCTTGCCATCCAGCCGGAACTTGTAGCGCCACAGCTTCGCGCCATTTGGCTGGATCAGCAGGTACAGCCCGCCGCCGTCCGTCAGCTTGTATGGCTTGGCGCGTGGCTTCGCGCTGCGTACGGCGGCATCTTTCAACGTGCGTGCGATGTTGTCTGACATGGTGGCATCCGTTGGTTTCGATACCCCCAGAAATACCCCAAATTCAGACCGATGCAAACGCCGCGCGATCCGTGTGGTTTTGCGGCGGGGACGGCGGAAACGCTGGTCGCATCAATGGTTTAGGATTGTCAGGCGTGAACGGCGATTAATGGCCGTGAACGGGTTTCAGATTTAAGGTCGCGATCTTTACCATGACGCTAACCCATTGATCTTGCTGGGCTCGCGCTCGCGAACGCTGCGCCGATACCCCAATAAATACCCCGATTTTCAGGCTACCCCGCGCGCACACGGCGTTCCACGTCCGTTCACGGCGCATCAGCCCCGTTCGGCAATTCGGCTTCCACCATGCAGCGGTAGCCACCGGCGCTCACTTCGTGTTCCACGCGCTTCAGCAGCCATTCGCCGTCCACGTCGCCCACCCCGAAGCCGGTAAGGATCAGCTTACCTTCGGCCACCAGGTCCGCCCGCCCCGGCAGCGATCCGCTGAAGCGGTTCTGGCGGCGCGTGCGCTTGTCCAGTTCCGCCTGGGCGGCCTGCTTGGCGGCTGCCTCGTTCGGGTGGTGGTGCCGGATGCGCGTCACCGGGTCGCCGCTTCCCACGCTCACTTCGCGCTTCTGCCTCGATCCGATGTCGCGCCAGTAGGCCACCACGGTGCCGGGGTTCTCGCGCTCGGACTGGTTCACATGCCAGTCCGTGATTTCGGTGGCGTCCACCGTCACCGTAGGCAGGTCGCCGCCGCTAATGGTCTTGCTGTCCCCGCGCTTGACCACCACCAGCTTGCCGCCAGCCGGCTTCACGATCGCGTCGTAGTGCTTCAGGATGCGCAACAGGAACGACAGGTCAGATTCGTCCGTTTGGTCGAAGTGCGGCAGGGTGACGGACGCCAGCGAGTTCGCCACCGCTGGTTCCATGCTGTGTTCCTTGGCGATCTTGGCCACCATCGCGCCCAACTTCGTTCCGTCCGCCCAGCTGCGTGATTTCTGCGTCTGCAGGTCCTTCTTGCCCTTGGTAGTCTGGTCGTACACGGCGGCCCTGGCGCGGATCGTCACCACGCACGGCCAGCCGCTGCGGTCGAATTCATCGAACACGAACAGGCCCATGCGCGTGGCCTGGTCATCGTAGCCAAGCCATAGCTCGAGTTCCGCGCCCTTCGGCGGCTTCTGAATTCGATTCTGCGGGTCGTGGTCGGACAGCACCACTTCCAGCATGTCCGATTCCAGTCCCGTTTCGTCCGTCAGGCGCAGCGACACGAACCGCGCCGCGATGGCCGCCGTTATGTCCTTGTCGTTCGCCGTCAGCCGGTAGGCAGGGCGAACCGGGGTCAATCCCACAGCTTCACCCCTTGCGCCTTCGTGGTGGTCTCGATGGCCGGCAGGTTCACGATTACGCCAGCCGGCAGCACCGGGCCGCGATCAGCCAGGCCGGGGTTCGCCGCCAGCAGTTGTTCGACAGTCTGCCCAGCCGTGGTGCCGTAGTAGGCCCACGCGATGGAATCGGCGGTGTCGCCCGCCCGTGTGGTGTAAGTCGTCATGTGGTCGGCGGCGTCAGTTTCTTAACGGCGGCAGCGGCGCTCGATTGCGCGGACGTGGCGGCCACGGTCAGCTTGTTCACGCTCACCACTGCTGCCTGCACGGACTTCATGGCGTCCTGCGGCACGCTGCCCAGCGCCTGCATCTGGCTGGCGGCATTCGACAGCGATCTGCCGGACTGCGACAGGTTCGCCACGGCGCTGGTGGATGCGTTCATGATCTTGGTGGCCGATGCCAGCGCGCTAATGTTGGTCGGCTTCAGTCCCAGCAGCCGCTTCGCGTCGTTCATCGAACCCAGCAGGCTGTTGGCGGTGCCCAGCGACGAACGCAGCGGCGCCAGAACGCTGTTGGCGGCGTCGCCCATCTGTGACGCGAAGGACGACACGGACGACAGCGCGGCGCTGATGCTGCCGGCGGCGCTGCCGATGGTGCCGGTGACGGAATTGACGAACGAAGCCACGCCCGACACCGTGCTGGGCGCAGCGACAACGGACGCCAGCCCGGTGCCGGTTGCGCTCGCCGCCGTACCCGCGCCCTGGTCATCGAACTTGCGCAGGCTCAGCGTGAATTCCTGTTTGCGCGGCATGCCCTGCGCCGCGAACGTTTCCTGTTTTTCTTCCAGTCGTTCGATCACCCATCGGCCCTTCACGGTGCCGCTGCCGTCAATCATCGTCAGCGGTTCGCCCTTGTCGGCCACGGTGCGCATGGCCGACAGCTGTCCAAAGCCGCCGCGATATTCGGGATAGATCACTCCAGGCAGTGTGATTGTGTCGCCGCCAGGTCCGACATACTGCAGCGCCTGCCCCTGCATGAAGCGTTCCTGCGCTGGCCAGCGCCATTCCGTCGCGCGGTTCAGTTCCTGATATGCCGCCGTGGCGATGCCGAACTGGAACTGGCCCAGCGTCATCATCACCGTTGGCCCGTTTTGAAGTCCGTTCATGGCATCACCGGATCAATCATGCTGCTGCGCTGACGCACGCCCTGCTGCTGTTTCATCTGGCGCATGATTTCCTTCACAAGATCGTCCTGCGACTGGCCTGGCTGCTGCGTGATGTTGAAGTGGAACTGCGTATTGTCGTTGACGGTCGCGCCGGCACGCTCGCCAGGCGATGGCAGCGGCGGCAGGCGGTCGTGCTTGCTCAGGTATTCGGTTTCGCCCTTCACGCGGTCGGCCTGCGCCTGATTGGTTATGTTCGTCATGCCGATGAACCGCCCGGCGTGCTCGATGCCACGGAAGATTCCTGACCACATTTTTTCGCCGGTGGTGAAGCGTTCCCAATTCTTATCGTCCTGGCCCTGGTCTGCCTCTTTCTGCCCGATGCCGAATTTTCCGGCCAGGTAGTCACCAGCGTTCGCCAGCGCCAACACCACCGCTGCGCCCTTGATTAGAAGCCCAAGCCTGCCGCTAAGAACGCCGCCCAGCCAATTCACTGACGAGCCAACGAACCGGAACGCATTGCCCACGTTCGTCAGCGCCGTTGGTGCGAATGCCAGCGCGATCATCAGCGGCCCGCCGACAGCAAGGGCAGTAGCCAGCCCGCCAATCCCGATCACCATTGCGCTGGTCAGGCGCGGGTTCGCTTCGGTGAACTTGTTCAGCGATTCCAGAACCGTCGCAGTCTTTTCCAGCGCCGCCGTATAGATCGGCAGAATGTCGCGCCCCACGCGCAGCTTTAGGTCGGCCAGCTTCGCTTCGGCTTCCAGTTCCTTGCCTGCAGCGGACTGCTGCCCCGTCTTCACCAGCGTGTCGATGTCCTGCGCATTGGCGTTCGTGTGTCGCTTGCGTTCGATGATCTCGCGCTGGCGGTACATTTCGGCCAGGAACCGTGTGCCGACAGTGTTGGACGCGATCATGCCGAACGTGTCCATGATTTGCTGGTCTGACGTGATGCCTTTCTTGGCCAGCTGCGGCAGCAGCACTTCGTTCATCCAGCGGAAAATATCTGTGCGGAACAGGTCCGCGCCCAGCAGCGCGCCGGGGTTCAGCTTGGAAGTCTGCCCCGTCTTGTCGTGGATCACCTTGGACTTATCGCCAATCAGGCCCAAGGCTTCCATGTTGCGCACGTTGCGCGTCTTGTTGGTGCCCTGGTACAGCGACGTGTACAGCGACGAAATGCCGGTGCCGGCGCGGTCGCCGCCCATTTCCTGCACCAAGTGTTCCATGCTGTAGAACAGCGCCTCGCTGTCCATGCCCTTGCCAATCAGGCCCGCTTGCTGCAGGAAGTGCCGCCACTCGGTCGCGCCGACGCGCCCGCCAGTCGCGGAAATCACGCGCTGGATGATGTTGGCCTGCTTGTTGAACTCGGCGGTGCTGGATAGCCCGCCGCGTGTCTCGATCACCTTCAGCATGTCCATGAACGCCTGCGCGTTCTGGCCTCCCTGCTCCTGTCCGAACACGGCCAGGTTCCCGAACTTCATTTTGTTGAGCGTTGGTAGAACCATTTCCGCGTGGTGTTCGTCGCCAAACACGCTCATGGCGTCGCGCATCAGTTCCAGCTTCTGCAGCTGGCTGACGCCGTACGCCTTGATGTCGCTCGCGTACTTGATGGCCTTTTTGTTGTCCTCGTCACCGAAGCCCAGCGCGGCCACGCGCGCCTTCTCGGTGTCGTAGTGCTTTGCTTCCTTGGTACCGATCACCAGCGGGGCACCAATGACGGCACCTGCAGCGGTCATCTTGGCCCCTGCCGCCGTCATCTTGTCGCGGAACTTTGCGTTGAACTCTCTGCGCTTCTCGGCTGCAGTCAGCCGGTCTTGTTCGGCGCGCAGTCGGGTCACTTGCGTGGTCAGCGCGGTGTACCTGCTGCGCAGCGTGTCCACGGCGCGGCCTTCGCGCAGGCGGTCGTTGATGATGTTTCCCACCAGCTTCTGCTGGCGGTTCAGGTTCTGCAGTTCCCTGCCAAGCCCCTGCAGCTTCGTGGTGGTGGAACTGAACGCCGAATTCAGGCTGGACGAAATGGTGCCGCCCAGGGTGATGATGGCGCTTAGTTTTTTGGTGCTCATGTTTTCTTAGGAAGGCCGTCCAACCACCACAGGAATTCAGAAACTGGCATTGAAACGATTTCAGTGCGGGTCCATCCGGTGTGCGACGCCAACACAAGCGCACCATGCCTGATGTATTCCGGCGTCAGCTGATAAAATCCTGCAGCGCGTCCACCAGCTTCATGTAGTCGCGGATAGGCAGGCGCTCGATGTCGCCAGGCGTGACGCCGCACAGGTCAGCGATCATCGCCACCTGCTGTTCTTCCTCGCTGCCCTTGCGCTTGCTGGCCGTCAGCTTGTCAGCCACCAGCGGTTCGCGCATGGTCAGCGTTGCCACCTTCGCGCCGTCGATTTCGAGCGGGCGCGACAGGGTAATATTCGTGGTGCCTTCGGTTGCCATGTTCTTCTCTTTCTCGTCTCAGTCAGGGGAAATGGCCCGCGCGTGGCGGGCCGCGTTGATTACAGGCCGATGGCCGCGCGCTGCGCCGAAAGCTGGTCGGTGCCGTTGACGACGCGCACCATGTTTTCCACGTCGATTTCGTGGACCACCACACCGCCATGTTCCAGCTTGTAGTAGTTCAGCGCCAGCATGGCCTTCAGGCTCGGCTTCTCGCCCGCCTTCACGGTGCCAGGGTCCAGGCTCTTGATCTTGCCGCGCATCGTGTGAATAACCGGCGTCGTGGTGCCATCAGCGGACACCAGCGCCTTGCGCAGCACGAAGGGGATGGACTGGCCAGGTGCCACGCCGAAGCGCGCCAGTACGTCGCGGTCGTACGCGATCAGCGAGAAATCGGCTTCGAGCTTTTCCATGCCCATGTCGATTTCGGTTGCTGCATCCATGCCGCCAGCGCGGAATTCTTCCTGCTTCAGCGTCAGCTTCGGCGGGTTGAATTCCTCGACTTGTCCGGCGTAGCCCTTGCCGTCCACGAACAGGTTGAAGTTTTGGATTACGTCGCGCGGTGCGGCCATGTTTAGTGTTCTCCGGTTTTGTCAATGTTACCACGCAACGGCGATAATGTTGCGTGGTGGCATCCTGGCTTCGCTTAGAAAATTTCTTTCACGTAGTCGTTCACCAGGTGGCTGCGGAACGTGACGTGCTCAGCCGGGAAGGGCGGAGTGAAATCGAAATCGAAATACACTTTGCCCTGCGCGATCTGGTCCGGCGTGTTCAGGTCGGGATCGGCCCAGCAGTCGCCGCCCAGGATGGCTTCGATGCCCATCAGATGACGCAGGTATGCTTTCACGCCTTCCACCACGTCCTGCACGTACGTCTTCGTGATGTTGCGATCCACGGCCCACAGGTGCGCGCGCAGCAGGCTGTCGTTGATGATGTCGGCGGTGCGCACCACGGACAGGAACATCCATTTCGGATCGTCCGCACAGGTGCGGTTGCCCCACAGCCGATAGCCGTTCTGGCGGATCGTGGTGCCCACGTTCTTTTCGTTCAGCAGGTTGGCGCGGCAGTTCGCATCGCCCAGCGCGAAGTCGATGGCCTGCGACGTGCCCACGATGCCGTTCACGGTCGTGTTCGATGGGGACCACCAGAAGCCGCGTTCGTTGTCGCTCTTGGCGATTTGGCCCGCGATGCGCGCGCTGGCCGGCACGTTGATCTGGTTGCCAAGGCTGTCCAGCTTCGTGTCGAACGGATAGTGGCAGTACACGCGCTTGCTGCCCCAATCGCCCGCGTAGGCGATGGCGTCGGAATCGGTGCCGTTCGTCGCGTCCGCGATGATGACGGCGCGCAGGCGTTCAGCGATGCCAACCAGTTCGGCCACCACCGGGTTGGCGGTGCTGCCGGTCTTCTGGTGCGTCCAGCCAGGTGCGCACAGGATGCGCGGCGCGAAGCCCAGGACCGATTCGGCGCCACGGAAGGCATGCACGCCTTCGAACGCTCCGGTGCCGGAATTCACGCCGCCGATGATGTTAGCGGTGGTCGCGGCGTCGTCCGCACCCACGGCCACGCGAACAACCACCACCACGGCGCCGGCCTGGTCAAGAATGTCGTCCAGCGCCTGCGGCAGCGTGCCGGTGGCGCCCAGCTTCGCGGCGGTGACGCGGGAACCCGCGATCAGCACCGGAGTGTTCAGCGGGAAGGCTTCGTCCAGGCCGCCCGACAGCGCGGTGCGCGCCACGGCAGCAACGGCGGACGCGCCAGTGGATGCGCCGGTGTTCGCCGCCGTCACCAGCGCAGACGCTGCAGTGCTGGCGGTGATGGCGGTGACGATCTGCGCGGCGGTCGTGGTGATCGCGCCCGCGCCGCTGGTGGCCAGGTTGACCACGATATCCTTGCCCGACACGTCCACGGACAGCGCGGCGCTGTTGGCCTTCGGGTCCTTCAGCGTGACGGTGATGGCGTTGCCAAGCGCACCAACCGGAACAGCGGTCCAGGTCAGTGCGTTGTTGCTGGTCACCACGCCCGTATTCAGCGCGGCCTGTGCGACGGCCTGCGCGTCCGGTGCGGTGCCAATGACGCCGATAACGGCGCTGCGCACCGTCTGAATCGGGCGCGGGCCGGCGTCAATGTCGATGACTTCGACGCCATGCAGGAATTGTTCGGGCATAGGGTTCCTTGGTAGTGATGCGCCTACGGGCGCGCGATGTTAGGCAGCATGTTGCCAGCCGCAGCCGTGCCGTTCCTCTTGTGGGTTTTCCGGCGCTGGCTGGGTGATGAATCGCGTTCAGGTCTTGATGATCTTGTTCAGGATGAAGGTGGGCTGCGTGTTGTTGTGCGCACTGCCGCCGCCTGCCGATGCGGTGATGGTATTCATGTTGCCGGACTGATACATGGTTCCGTAGCCGCCAGTTGTCGGCATCCCTTCCGTGCCGCCGTTAGGAATGGCGATCACGAACGAATAGCCACCGGATGCCGGCGCGTGCGTGTGTGCGGGCATTTCGGTGGTGGCCATAGCATGCGCTGCCTCGCCGCCACTCGATCCAAGCACCTTACTGTTCGCAGCGGTGATGCCGCCGGTTGCCGTGGTCCCAAGGCGATTGGCTGCCGTGCCGCCCATATCGTCTTTGCCAGCGGCCACGCGCCCGCGAAGGTCCGGCAGGTTGAACGTGGTGGTCCCGTCGCCTGCGCCGTAAGTCGTGCCGATGGCGGCGAACAGATTTGCATAAGTGGTGCGGCTGACAGCCTGGCCGTAACACATCAGCCAGCCAGATGGTGCGGCGGTGCCCGCGAAGTCCAAAACGGTGCCGGTCATGCCGGCCCACATATCAAGTATCTTGCTCACACGCCTCCCTGGTTGTTGATGAGTTCGGCCACGTCAGGATTCGCCTGCAGGAATGCGGCCAGCTTGCCCACCGCCGTGGCGCCATCGTTTGCGGCAGCTGGCACCGGCTTGTTCGCCAAGGTCCATTCGCTGCCGTTCCAGCGCGGCCATTTCTCAGCGGGCCATTCGGTCGGCGGTGCCTGCTCCACGCACCTA